GGGGATGCGAAACGGGCCAATCCTGCTGGGATGATGAATTCAGCTAGGAACCTTACTGAAATTGAGATACCTACCAGCAGCGCATGGAAATGCTACCCTGAGATCTTGGGAAAATGTATGAAAATGGATTCTGCTTGTAGGTTCATCCTCTGCGCCGGGCCGACTGCAACGGTACTGGCCTATGATTTGGCCAGGAGAGGCAGACATGCTGTTGATCTCGGTCATTTGGGACTATTCTACGGGCGGTGGGTTGGAGCATTGAACTTTCAAACGCCGAAGGATTTGAACAATGCCCAATAGACTAACTTTGATTTACCCGTATTACAATGCTCCCTTAATGCTTCAAAGCCAATTGTTTAACTGGTCCATGGTTCCAGAACCATATCGAAGCCGACTGTCGATCATTCTCGTAGATGATGGGAGTCAGGACAAACCTGCACTGCCAGTTATCAAGACAACTGGTGATCTTGGCCTCAATTTGAAGCTTTATCGAGTGATGACAGACATCCCGTGGAACCAACACGGTGCGAGGAATCTGGGCGCGAATGTAGCGCCTAAAGGTAACTGGCTTTTCCTGAGTGATATAGATCACACCCTACCAGCAATGGTTATCCCAAAACTCATGGATAAAAATCTTGACAAGAACAGTTTTTACACGTTCAAACGGTTAACTGCTTATAGATCAGGTCTTGGAGATGTCGAATATGAACTGATGCTCAACAAAGACGGCAAATCTAAACCTCATCCGAACACTTTCCTCATGACGAAAAAGCTCTTTTGGAAGGCTGGCGGATATGATGAGGATTATTGCGGTTGTTATGGTGGAGATGGCCCATTCCGTCGGTGGCTGGACCGGACAGGGAAACACGTCCACTTAGAAGATGTACATGTCGTGAGGTGGCCGAGAGAGATTATTCCAGATGCAAGCCTTCCCCAAGAGATGCGAGATAGATACAAGCCATTGTATCGACCTCGTTTTGAGGCCAAGGGCGGGGGGAAAGCTGAAAAGCCAACCAAGTGGATAAGGTTCGAGTGGGAGAGATTATTGTGAAAAAACATCGTGGGAAATACCCTATGCCAACAATTTCCATCCCAGGATGGATGTCGGGGATGGAACTCGAATGGTTGTATTTGAAGGCACTTGAAAGCAAAACCATTGTTGAGGTGGGATGCGCTTACGGTCGATCCTCCCATGCCTTGCTTACTGGAAATTTCGAAACATTTGGTAACGAAGGGAAAGTCTACTGCGTGGACCCATGGCCTATGCCGGAGAGCGGGACCAAAGATCAATTTGATTACCAACAGAAATGTACGGAACGACGATCAACATTTTTCCAACGGTGCGGTCACTTTCCAAATTTGAACGTCATAGAACTTCCCTCATCGATAGCAATGAAGGTGTTATCATCCTATCCGATTCAACCAGACATGGTGTTCCTGGACGGCGGTACGGCAAACATGGCCGAGGATATTGAATCCTGGCTTCCCGTATCTGGATTCATCTGCGGTCATGACCATTCTGATGAGTACCCGGAACTTAAGAACCAGATCGAAAGGATCTTCGGTATTCGATTCGTTGAGAATACTTCCCTTTGGTACGTGGGGAAACATCGATGATATCAATCGTCTGCTGGAAATGGAAGCCTGAAGACGGGACCAAGCATCAAGAGAAACGTGAACGATTCTCTGCTCGACATGTCAACATTCTTCGAAACATGCTGGAACGGAATCTGACCATCCCTCACAAGTTCATCTGTGTTACGGATGATTGGAAAGGACTGCATTCATCTGTTTTCGTGGTGAACATCGATTGGGCTTTTCGGGATTATGCTTATTTGGGTGGTTGCTATCGCCGGCTGAAGGCTTTCGGTACTCATGGGCGAAAGATGTTTGGAGATCGGTTCATCAGTCTGGATCTGGATTGTGTGATCGCTGGAAACATTGATCATATCATCGGGTTCCAGGATGATTTTCGCATTTGGCAGGATGGATACCGTCGCTTCACTCCGTATTGTGGGAGTCTGTGGGGCATGAAGGCTGAGACTAGAAGCCACGTGTGGGATAGATTCCACTCTGACCCGGTTGCAAGTATACGAAGGGCCAACATCTATCAAGGCACGGACCAGGCCCATATAAGCGCATGTCTCTATCCCAATGAAGCCGTGTGGACCAAGGAGAAGGATGGTATCTACAATTTCAACACTCAAGTCCGGAGGTGCCCGAATAGGATCTATAAGCGCGGATCTGATACTATCATGGAACACCTCAGAAGTGGCGAGCTTCCTAAAGATGCCCGTATAGTTTTCTTTAATGGGAAGTACGATCCAAGCCAGGAACAACTCTGGAAGCATCATGAATGGATAGGAGATCTCTGGAGATGAGCGAACCTACCAAATGGAACTTGAATCCTCAAGCCTGCTTGAGGGAATTAGGCCGGATGGATGACGATCCTGGATATCATTCCACCATTTGCGGAGTGCATCGGATACTGTGGACCGTATTGAACATAGACTGCGCCGGGTATTTGCCGGAGGAGAAAATAGAACAGGTAAATGATCTCCTGGAGATTGCTTTTAAAATGGGCAAACGTATGGATTACCGACTCAGGGAGTATCATGCCTCTGTCTCAAATGCTTCGGAAGCTCTTCGCAAATCGATGACAGGGGAGTTTGTGGCTGAGGTGCCTTTCATTGATCCAGAAGTCAAGGGCAAAGCCAAGAAAAAAGGATACCGGAGACCAGATAATGAGTGATGTCGCAGTCATATGCTTCTGGTATGGAGATTGGCCGGAGGATCGACCTGAATTGGGTAGCCTTTATGTTCGCCGATTACGTCGTTCTGTGCTCAGGAATAGTCTCAAGCGATCGTTGGACTTCATTGCATTCGTTGATGAGAAAAAATATCATGGGAGAGACTTGTCCAAAAACGTTGATGTCCGGCTCTTGAGCTCAAAATACGAGTCCATGAAATGGAACCTCACGAAGCTTTTCATGTTCTCAAAAGAATCTGGACTCCAAAAATACGAGTGGGTGATTTGTCTTGATCTCGACATGGTGATTACAGGATCAGTGGATTTTCTCCTGGATCATAGATGGGAAGGACTGATAACCTGCTCCGGGGCTTACCAACCTGACCAGCTCGGAGGAAGTATCATCGGCTTTCGTCCTGGATCTCCTTGGTGTGGTAGGATTACCCAAACTCTTCGAGATAAGCCTTGTTGGTGGGAAAAGATGACGGCAGGAAGCGAAAGGAAATTCTACCGGATCTTCTTTGGGATGGACCCAGAACTAGTTAGTACCTGGCAGGAACAGTTTCCTGGAAAGATTTTGAGTTATAAGGTGGACGGAAAACCCAAGGATGATTGTTCAATAATTCGGTTTCACGGCCGGCCGCGTCCGCATGAGGTGGCGAACCAATTGGATTGGATGAAGGAGAACTGGAGGTGAATCGTGGAGCGTAGTTGTAAGAGCTGGGGAGAAAAGATCAACCTGTTCCAGAACGATCTGTGCGAGGTTTCCATCCTGTATCTCAATGGAGGACAACGGTGTTCCTGGCATAGGCATTGGGCAAAATGGAATCAGTTTTTTGTGATCGACGGCGCTATTGATGTTTGGACCAATGATGGTCATACCAAGGTGATGAAAGGCCAATCGTTCACCACGCAGCCTCGCCAATGGCATGAATTCCGCACTCCTTACGGTGCGGCTGTGATTCAGGAAATAATGTACGTTCAATATGAGGCTGAAGACATCGAGAGAAAGACGATGGGAGGACCATTAGATGGATGATCATTCCGAGTCTCCCATCATCGTGACCGGATGCGCTCGATCCGGGACTTCTCTTGTGGCTGGAATCCTGGCTCATTGCGGGGCATGGACAGGGAAAGTTACAGGACCGACTCAGTGGAACCGGAGAGGACAATTCGAGAATGAGCAAATACGGGATGGGATCACCAAGCCTTTCTTGAAGTCCATTGGGTGCGATCCGATGGGGCAGGATAAATTGCCAGACTTAGCTGTAATGGACCTTCAATCATTCGCCGTGGAGTGGAAGGAGAAAGTTCTATCAGTCATCACATCTCAAGGTTATCGTGGGAAGCAACCATGGATGGTGAAGGGGGCTAAGGCTTCCTTGATTTGGCCTGTGTGGGCTTCAGCTTTCCCAGAAGCGCGATGGGTGGTGGTACGACGTAAAGATGAAAAGATAATAGATTCCTGCATGAGAACCTCTTTCATGCGGAAACGCAAGGATCGGGAATCCTGGCAAGAATGGGTAAATCATCACAAGGAATGCTTTCGTGGCATCTTAGAGGTATCTGGAGAGAGATCGAACCAAGTTTGGTCGGATATGATAGTGCGAGCAGCTCACCATGGTGATTATCGGATACCCAAGACTTTGGTACATGATCTCAGTCTCAAATGGGATGAGCAAACAGTGACAGATTTCATAGATCCCCAATTGTGGCACTGCTGAACAAACACTCAAATTCGCGAGGAGTAAAAAATGAAAAAAGTTTTATTGACTGTTTTATTTGTGTTTTGTTTTACAGCTACGGCTATGGCGGACTGGAGTGTAACGGTAAACTGGACTCGATCTATCGGTCCGAATCTTGCTAGCGAGGTTGTGTTTCTCGATGCTGCCGAAAAATGCACGGTGTCTGCGACTGACCCGACGAGCTGTCAATTTACCGTACCTGATCTGATCGGTCAACAAATCGTGATTCGCTCTATTAATACACAGGGGGCCTATAGTGAAACTGCTCCGGTTGTGCTGTCTGCTGCTCCTGCTCCTGCAAGCGGCGTGCTGGTCAATATTACCTACGTCAGCCCTTAGTCGCGACGTAACTCTTGCTTGGGACGCCAATCCTCCCGAGCAGGGGGTCACTGGCTACAAAATATACTCGGGGCCGACGAGCCGGACCTATACTGCCATACTGGATGCCGGGAACGTTACTACGGCCACAGTGCAAATACCGGATGGGCAGAATTGGTATTTTGCGGCGACGGCATATAGGCAAAGTGCGGAGTATGGATTTGAAGAGAGCGCACTATCCGATGAAATTGCATTGTTTGATTCGGATATATCACCAGCTACGGATGTAGCGGTTAATTGGGAGCAAGTTAGAATGGCTAATAATTTTTCGGGTGATCCGCATTGCAAAGCGTTGTGGCGCTTCGAGAACGGTGCGTTGACGGCTGACTCCATAGGCACCAATACGCTTACGGCGGTTAACTCACCTGTAGCGGATACTGCGAATTACAAAGAAGGATCTGCTAGCGTTGATTTGGAGTCGGGTTCCGCACAACGTTTTTACATATTGGATGCTGATTTAAACGCAGGATTTCCCCTAAAGTCGGGTGATACCACAAAGAATATCAGCGTAGCATGTTGGATTCGGATAGAAAGCACGAGGGAGGATAATAACGCGATTTTTTCCAAACACGATTACGGGGCGAATAAAAGATCTTTTGCTATTCATGTTTACGGAGCCTCTACGCGCAAAATTCTTTTGTTGCTTGGCTACAATTCGGGTGCCTCCTACGAAGCCCTGCTGCACGCGACTGATCTGTCGTTGGGCACTTGGTATCATGTGAGCGTTTCCTACCAAAATTCGGATAAGGCATGGGCGATACGTGTGCGTGACGCGAGCGGTAATACAGTCGGTACGGATGCCACAGGCACGGCTACACTGGACGCGAATAAGCTGTTTGTTGCCAACGTGTCGGCTGGTGTAGGGTGCGTGTTTAACAACGGAAGTGCTACTAACCTGTTCGATGGGCTTATAGACGAGCTTGTGGTGTTTGATGACATACTTACAGCGGAAGAAGCCACGCAAATAGCACAGGGGACGTATGGGAGCGGAGCAGCATCCGCTATGTTGAAGATGATGATGGCTCACCACAATTAGGAGAAATAATTGATAATTTTAACAATACCAGCGCAAATAAATTCAGTTCTGGGAGGCAATACCCCAGTTGCTTACGACCATCTTACAGTAAGTCCTATGACGTTTAATCCTGTCAATCTGACTATCACCGGTACGATTCGCATTGTTTCCACGGCAAACCCTACCATGCAGGCAATTACGGGCAGTTTCACGGTTGATGCTTCGTCGGGTGTGCTGGAGATATCAGTTTCCCAACTGGATTTCTATCGAAGGATAATGATGTCTCCAGGTCAGATTCTCGCGGCTAAAGGCATGCTCAACAACGCTCAGAACGCGATTGAGGCCGGATTGATCTCCATGGGGATACTGGACGGAACGCAGAGTACAGGGGTATAAACGATGTTGGTTGATATCGTAAAACGAGGGACCACTTCTTGGCGCGGGGCCGTGGTCAAAGTTATCGATTCTACGACCGGTACTCCCGAAACCGGGGTGGTTTACAATACAGCAGGAGCCGCTTTTTGGTATCGAAGAGAAGGTGGCGTAAAGGTATCGATATCCCTGGTATCTTTAGCTGCCGTTGACTCTGCGTATGCCTCGGGTAGCGGTGTGGGTGGAGGGTTCATACATATTGCGGATGGACTTTGCAGGCTTGATCTGCCTGATGCTGCACTGGCTTCGTCTGCGGGTGTCAATTTCGTCGATTACGGCGGCGCGTTCACCGACATGGTTGTGATAGGCGGAAGAATCAAGCTCACGGATTTTGATTATAATGATGCAGTCAGAGCAGGGTTGACGGCGTTACCCAATGCAGCAGCAGAAGCGTCTGGTGGACTTTATACTAGAGGTACTGGCGCCGGTCAGATCGCACAGGATGCGAACGGAAACATACGCGCCAACTTAGATACGATCAAAACACAAGCCGTTACGTGCGGTGCCGGTGTAACGGTATTGGCAAGCGTAGGTACTGCTTCTACTTCTACGGCCCAAACCGGCGATAGTTACGCAATTGTAAATAGTGGTACTTATGGTAATTCAGCATTGAAAACTCTGATTGACGCGATAACAGCATATTTCACAACAAACAGAGCCGAACCGGCACGAGGTAATCCGGCTGCTTCTACGACTTTCTTGGCCAAGATTGATTACCTGTACAAAGCTTGGCGGAACAAGAAGACAGTTACAGCTTCAGAGGAGAGCCTTTTTGCAGATGATGCAACCACTGTAGATCAGAAAGCTTCTTTGTCCGATGATGGGACTACTCTGACAAGAGGGGAGATGGGAACGGGATAAATGGCTATCGACACTCAAAATAAACGAAGATCCATAATTGGATTGCTACCAGTCCCGGATGGAACAATAGGGAGAAAAGATCGAAGATCTCTCGCTGGAGTTTATTTTGGATGGGAGGCCAATTACGATGTGGATTTCATCGCGAACCTGTCTTCCGGATTAATCAATTCCGGGCTTGTCCAGGCCCTGGGTACCGTATCAGTTACTTCCTCTCACGGAGTGTCGGATGTTGGGGGCTCTCAAGGATTGGCTTTGATTGCCCTGGTGAAAGCTCTAGGGATCACTAATACAGGGACATCACAAACTCAGGGACTTGTTGATATAGAGAAGGTATTGAGCCTTGGAAGTCAGGCTGTTTCCACCTCTCAGGCGTCTATCTCTCTTGGATCTTCTATATTGACGATTTCGATGGTGGCTGAGGCTTTGGCAGACAGTTCTTTAGCCATAGTTTCATATCTGGGACTGGCTACTAATTATGAGGCGGAAGCCACTGAGAGTGTGGACTTTGCTCTAGCTTCTTCTCTCGGACTTTCTTGCCAGGGGATAGCTGGAGCTTTGGCCTCCGTCGAAACCTTGACTGTCTTGGGACTTTCTTCCCAGGCTTCTGCTGTAGCATCTTCAGCCTTCTCAGTGGCTTTGGCTCTCTCTCAGAGTTTCTTGGCTTCTTCCGAACAATTTTCTATCATATCACTAGCCCTGAACGCAGGGATGAACTTTTCCGTATCGCTGGCGCATGATGTTGAGATCCAGTTGGAATCAGTTTTTGGTGTGGAATCACTTTCTACTGCGAGTGCTCAGGGGGATCTTTCCCTGAGTCAGATATTATCCCTGGTTGTTTTGGCTCAGACCGTTGCTGAGGCTGGGTTCACTGTAGATAAGATTTTATCGATTTCATTCTCAGCAACTTCGGTTTCTGCCACCTTAAGTTTATCCTCGGGAAGATCTGTGACGGTATCTGTGGAACTCAGAACGCACTCCGTTTCTAATGAGGATAGAGTCATAAAAATAGATTAGGGAGGAAATAAAGAATGAATAGATTAAGGTTCAAATCCCAACACCAGCACGTTTTTCAAGTCAACGGTTATGCTCCTGCAGAAGACCCGAATGTTGTAGAGAAAGCCGTAAGAAAGAGCGTGGGAGGATCGGTCTTTTCCGGGATGAAAAATTTGATAGAGATCATCGACGAGCTAAGATGTGGAAGACTGAAAGTTCTACCCTTCAAGAGGATTGACGAAGCGATCAGGATGGATGGATTCAATACAGATATTATGATCCCTCTCCAGGCCGCTTTTCTCAAATTCTCAGACCATGCCTACAATCTAGTAGTGAATGTTGGCTTGGATGATATCCTCGATAAATATTACAAAGGCTCTGGCTATACAGCAGCTCATTATTGTGGAATTACTGCTGGTACACCTTCTTTTGCCGAAGGGGATACAATGGCGAGTCATGCGGGATGGACCGAAATTACAGCCTATGATGAAGCTGTCCGACAAACTATCACTTGGGGCACAGTTTCAAGCCAATCACTCAACAATAGCAGCAGCAAGGCAGTATACACGATCTCTTCTAATGGGACTACGATTGGCGGAGGATTTGTTGTGACCAACAGCACAAAAGGTGGATCAACCGGAACGCTCGTCGGTGGGGCTGCATTTTCCGCAGGGAACAAAACTTTAGATGACAATGATACTCTGAGCGTGACTGTAACTGCTACAGCGGCTGCCTCTTAAAGGAGAGTTATCATGGGCTTTCCATCATTTGTCAAAGATCCAAGCGCCATCTTGGACTATGGTTTTAATTGGTCTGATTGGTTGCAGACTGGAGAAACTATAGCTTCCGCTGTTTGGACTGTTTCTTCGGGAATCACGAAAACGAGTCAGGAGGAATCTGGTTCCATTGCGATCATATGGCTGTCTGGTGGGACAGATGGAGAGTCCTATGATGTATCATGTAAGATCACAACATCGGATGGAAGAACGGATGAGAGAACCATGACTATTCGAATTAGGAATAAATAAAATCATGTCCAGAGTGTCTGAATCCGAAGTCAAGGAAATCATCAACACGAGTCTCACAGATTCTGAGGTGACTCCATTCATTAATGCGGCATCTAACGTGGTGACGGCTAAGTGCTCATCTGCTGGTTACTCAGATGATGAACTCCTGGAGATCGAGCGATGGTTGGCAGCCCATTTGATTTCCATTCGAGAACCCACTAGATCTGCTGTTTCGCGAAAACAAATAGGAGAGGCCAGCGAATCATACAACTTGCTAAGTCCGGTTGGAAATCAATCCATATTGGGTGGGACCCCTTACGGACAGCAAGTTCTCCTGCTGGACTATGAGGGCTGTTTGGTGGATCTTGGAAAGAGGAGAACCATGATTGCAGGCATTGGAGTAACAAATGAGGAATTTGATTGATTGAACCTGGAGGCAGGAATGGACCTGGCGCTGAATCAGACGGCCGTGTATTGGCAACGGGGAGACCCTGACGGATACGGTGGGTATGACTGGGAAGACCCTGTTGAGATAGATTGCCGATGGGAATCTTCAACGGAACTCTTCGTGGACTCTCAGGGGGAGGAAAGGAGAAGCCGGGCCAAAGTGTTCTTGGGCCAAGATGTGGAGGAGGGTGGTTACCTGTATCTAGGGGATCTGGATGACCTGACCAGCTCATCAGATCCAGGTAACATCTCCAGAGCCTATCGTATTCAAAGGTCAGATAAGATCCCAGACTTATCCGGGGCGGAATTTTTGAGGCGAGCATGGCTGTAAAACTGGAAGGGTTGGATACCGTACTGAAGAGACTTTCCGAGGAAATCTCCAAGATCGAGGGTGACGTTCAGAAGGGACTCACCCTTGGGATGTTGAACGTGAAGGCCGACTCCATGAAGATGACTCCGGTGGATACAGGCAATCTCAGGGCAAGTCATTATCTGGTAGCTGGAGATGGGATCACTGACCAGGAAACAGGAGGATTCGACACCTCGGATGCGAGTGGAAGACGAGTGGCCGAAGAACATTCAGGCCATATAGCTTCAGCCCTGGCAGGAGCGATATCCCATAAGAAGCCGTTCGTTGAGATCGGATGTACGGCACACTACGCCGAAAAAGTTCATGAAGACTTGGAAGCTCGACACGTATCCGGTAACGCTAAGTTCTTGGAACTTGCCATTCGGAACAATGAAGACAAAATCCCGGTCTGGGTCAAAAGGTTTGCTAGTCGATGACCTACATCATCACAACCAAAACAGCAGCAGATGATATTGCAACCCTCCTGGCGTCCCTTGGCTATGGGACAATAGGGACGGATTTGTTCATCAACAAGGAACCTGACGTTCCGCATGAGTGTGTGACTGTGTATGAGGGATCTGCTCATGGTACTCCTGAGACTGGATATAGTTGGGAGAGTCCATCAGTCCAAGTGAGAGTCAGGAGAAAGGCAGGAGATTACCAGAATGGGAAATTAGAGGTACTAAAAAGGATGAACGCTCTCCACGGGTATGTAGGGACCGTGGGGGTGATAAAATATTCGTTGATTCGGGTGGTGAATGGGCCTGTTCCGCTCGGAGAGGATGAAAAGGGCAGGCCCAGGTGGGTTTTCAATTGTGAGATACAACGATCAACATAAGGAGACACAAAAATGAGCAATGCTTTTGTACCCATTGGGACACAGTTACAGATTGGTGACCAGCATTCGGGCGAAACTTTCACGGCTGTGAGCGAAGTGAACCGAATTTCCGGCTTTGGCTGGTCTAGAAACATGGTGGAAATCACGTCGCTGGATTCCACTGGGGGATATCGTGAATATCTCCCCACGTTCCGGGATGGGCAGGTAATCACGGTCGATATGAACATGACAGTCGCAAACTGGGACAAATTCCGTGACATCTTCGAAACAGAAGATGATGCTGCCGAGGCGTTGGATTATCGGCTTGTTGTTAAAGCCGGAACGACCACAAAATATACATGGGAGTTCAATGCCTTCGTCCAGTCGATCAAACTGGGGGACATCGATTTCAATAACAAACTCAGTATGACCGTGGAACTGCGGATCACCGGAGTACCTGTCGAGACCAGTGGGGCGTAATGCAATCTAAAAATCAACCAAGTTGAAAGGAATTGAAAATGAGCACAATGCTGACGAGAGAAGTCATTCTTGGAGCCGATGATATCAAGCGGGAAAAAGTTGATCTCACCGAATACGGGTGGCCTGGCTACGTGTACGTGCAGGGCATGACCGGGAAACAGCGTGGCCGGTTCGAGGCTGACTTGAATTCGACCAAAGGAAAGAATCAGCAAGAGAACTGGATTCGTTTCCGTGCCAAGATGCTTGTTTACTGCGTGGTTTCAGACGCAGGAGATCGGCTATTCCGGGAGAGCGATGTTGATGCACTGAATGAGAAATCCGCTGCTCCTCTGGATTGCTTGTTCGCAGTGGCTCAAAGGCTTTCCGGATATCGAAAAGAGGATGTTGAGGAGATCACAAAAAACTCGCAAGACGACCAGAGCGAAGATTCCTCCATCGATTAGCCCTGGCCGTCGGTCGAGTTGATGTAGATCAAATGGAGAAAGAATTGACTAGCCACCA